GCAGATAGAAAAAAAATATTTAGTGCAGCAAAATCTAAAATACCTGGCAACAAAGATACAGGCTTATTTCCAAGATCTAAAATTTTTAATAATTTTGCTGACAAACTTACACAAAGATTGCCAGGAAGATTTAAATTATTAGGTGGAGCTGTGAAATTATTAGCTAAAGCAGCAGATCCGACAGTTGGTAGAGTATTAGCAAGTCCATTAGGAAGAACAGAAATAAAATCTGTTTTAGGTGGCACAGTTGGTGCTGGTGTAGGATCAGTAGGTTACGATGTTTTAAATGAAACGGCTGGAGTTGCTGTGATGGATGGAATTGCAAATGACTTAGAAAACATGAGTCCTCAAGAAGTAAACACAGATATGATGGCAAATGCATCTGATGCAATGTTTACTGCTTTGGCTTGGAATGCAGGAGCAGCAACATTAACTCCTATGATTACAAAAGGTTTTGGTAAATTAGCTAGGTTATCTATTGGTGCAAAATCTAAAGATGCGAAAGAATTAGTTGCAATAGGTAGAGAAAAGGGATTACCCGTTCCGTTGGTTATGACAGCACAGGAAGGTGTAGGTTTAGCTGGCGGTTTTGCAAGAAAATTTTTTAAAGTACTTGGTATCATGCCATTTATTAATGGTATTGGTAAGGAAGCTATGCAAGGAGCTGAACAAAAAGCAGGTAAAGAATTTTTAAATACAAGCGTCTTAAATTACGGCCCACTAATAAAAACTGGTTTATTATCTGCTACAGTATTTAAACAAGCAGACGAAGCTTTTAAACAAAATTCTAAATTAATAAATGATAGTTATACAGCGTTTGAAGAGTTAGCAAATGTAATTGGTAATCCAAGAGTTATTGAGTTGAAAAAAACTAAAGAATTTGCAAAAACCATGGTTGATAGAATTTCTGCGTCCTTTCCTGGCGTTAGACAATACGCTGAGGACTCACTAGGACAGATACCAAGAAAAGAAATAGAAAAACTAACGGGAATAGGTGATCCATTAACAACTTTTTATAGATATATTAATTCATTAGACGATATGGTTAGTCCTCTTGAGTACAAAGAGTTAATGAAACTAATGAATAGAGCAATAGAGGATACAACATATCAAAATATAAGACCTACCCTGTGGGCAATTAGAGAAGGTTTAGAAAATGATTTAAACGCTTTTGGTACAAATATAAGTAAAGAAAAATTTTTTAAAGATGCTGCTTTCAAAGAGGCTTATGATACATCAGTTTCTACATTAGGTAAGGAAGTTGCAGAGAAAAATTTAAATGATCAAATTGCAGAGGCAAAAAAATTAAAAGATAAACTTTACGCAGCAAATGATACTTTCTCAACTTTAATGAATTTTTATCAAAGGGCAGGAGTTGTACAAACCTTTAAAAAATTTGATAATACAAAATTTACTAACAAAGCTTTAGCAGGTATAAGAGGTATTGAAAGAGGTAAAGCACAGACATTTTTTAATGACTTAGCTAATGATGTTTTTACACACGGTGATAAACAATCTTTGAAACAATTACGACAATTATTAGGTGCAGATAAAATTATTTCACAAAAAACTGGAGCAGAAATTGGTATAGTGAAGGGTGGTGGAGAAGCTCTTTACAACGCAATGAAAGCTAGATGGTTTTTTAACACTTTTTATAGAAGTTTTGATTCAACGCTAACTCCAGGAGGTAGAACTATGATGGATGATATTCTCGGTGATTCTACAGTCAGAGCTGGCATAAATGGAACTGTTGACGTTATGCAATCTATGAAAAATGTTGCAAGACAAAACGGAGAAGAAATTTTAGATTTTGATATTAAAAAAGTAATTGGAAGTAATGGAATATTAGATGCACAAAAAATAAAATTTAGTCCTAAAGATACCTCAAAATTTAATATAAATAGATTTTTAAAATCTTTAGGAATAGACAATCCTTTAAATGAGGTAAGAAAAGATGCTTTAGTAGAGATGTTAGGCGGAAGAGCAAAATCAATGGAGTTTGAGAAATTTATCACATACATGAAAGCAGTCTCAGATACACCTATAGCTGACACATCTACTTTCATGCAAAGAAGATTACAATTAGGTGGTCTAAATTCTTTTGCAGGTGCTTTAGTTTTAGGAGGCTCTGCGGCCATCAACCCTTTAGCTCCAGCATTATTTATTTTATTAGCTAGAAGATTTGGACAAATAGTTACTGATCCTATTGCTATGAAAGCATGGAATGATGCATTAAACCCTGATGAGCAAATTCGTTTATTAATGGGTAAAAAAGTTGGCGATGGTGTACCAGGTTTATTAGGAGTTGGTAGAAGATATTTCAAAGGTAGAGATATTCAAACCGCTGCTAATGTTTTACAATCTCCTGGCGTTATAGGTAGATTAGGTCTCACACAAAAAAGAGAGGCGTTTGCAAGACTAATGAATTATTTAAATGACAGCGATAGTGATATACCAAGAATTAATCCAAAAGAAGTAGATCCTGAAGAAATCACACAAAGATTATTAGAGTTAGATGGTAAAATACCAGATCCTCAATATAATGATAAAACTATTCCAAAACAAAACTTTGAAACTTTATTTGCTCATGATTTAACAGATAGTTCAGGTAGTGTTGAAATTGATAACAATGCAGTAGCTTTTTTAAATACCTCTACTAACAAAGAAGCTGAATTAGAAGTTGAAGAAGCTCCAGCAGTCATAGAAGAAGAAACAAAAGTAATGGATGATTTAGAATTAGAAGATCCAGTGCAAATAGCACCACAAAACGTGCCACCGGCTACGGGACAACAAAATATAAATCCTCAACAATTTGCAACTCTATTTCCTAACGATGCAACAGGTGCAGCTATTGCACAAAGGAGAAGAGGTGCCCAAAGATAACGCTTTACAAAAAATAGAATCACATGAGAAGCTTTGCAGAATTATGCAAAAGCAAACACAAGATGATATTAAAAGCCTAAGAGCTGACATAGCTAGAATAGAAAAAATTATGTTGACTTCAGCGGGCGTATTAATTACTGGTATGGCGGGAGTTATATTAGTATTAATTACAAAAGTCTGGTGAAGTTAAATAAAAAATATATTTACAAACATTATAATAGATTTTCAGATACTACAGGTCGTAAATATTTAGTTGATAATATTAAAGTTCCTTCAGTTACAACCATTTTAAGTGCAACTAAAGATAGAAGATTTCTAGATAATTGGAGAAGAAGAATAGGAGAAAAAGAAGCTGATAGGATTATGAACCAAGCTTCAACTATAGGCACAGAAATGCATCAGGTGCTTGAATATTATCTTACAGGTCAAGGATATTACAATGCTATGGATGAAGGGACAAAACCACGAATGATGGCTAAAACAATACTTGATAATATTAAAATAGATGAGGTTTGGGGAAATGAAATAAGCCTTGAATATCAAAACAAATTTGCAGGAACATGTGATTTATCTGCCGTTGCATACGGAAAACCTAGCATAATCGACTGGAAACAAACAAATAAGCCAAAAAAAGAAGAATGGGTTGAAGATTATAAGTTACAGCTCGGTGCCTATTATTTAGCCCATACAGCGAATTACGGGCCCATAGAGCAGGGTATAATAGCAATGTGTAGCCGAGACCTCAAATATCAAGAATTTAGGCTCTCAGAGGCTGATTTGAGGGAATACGGTGATAAATTTTTAAAGAGATTAGAACAATACCATAAATTAGAGCAACCAGGATCTTAATTCCTCTTCCCCTAATGTTTTAGCAGCTATTTGGCCCTTATTTATTAAGGATTTCATAATAGCCTCATCTAAAGTATTTCTAGCTAATATATCAATATACACAACAGACCCTGTCTGTCCCATCCTATGAGCCCTATCTTCAGATTGCATTCTTACTTCTAGGTTATAACTATTTGAATAATAAACGACAGTATTACAGGCAGTGAGAGTAAGCCCAAAACCACCAGTAGTTGGATTACCCACGAGGAATCTTGTTTTTGGATCTTTTTGAATTTTTTCAACAGCATTTTTTCTGTCTTGTACACTAACTTCTCCAAAAATAGAAACAACTGCTTCTTCACCATATCTGGTTTTTAAAAAATGATTGATTTCGTGAATATTCCAAAGATAATTAGCCCAAATAATAATTTTACCATCTGTTTCTTCAATTACCTCTTGTAAAGCTTTTAATTTAGAATCATGTAATCTAAGCATTTTACCCTCATCGTCTTTGGTAAAACCATTACATACTTGATGTAACTTTACTATTTCTGTAAGTTTATTTGAAAATGATATTGTACTATCTTCAACAATTGCCAATGCCGAAGTTCTTAAGCGATCATATATTTTTTTGCTTTCGCCTTCGAGATCAATGTATCTTTTCTGACGTATCTTTGGCTTTAGGTCTAGACATTGATCTTTTCGTATTCTAGTTGAGAACTGTTGAAGTCTTACTTCAAGTTCCTCAAGTCTTTTATAATATTTAGGCACTGATATAAATCTACCTGAACCGACTGGTATATCAGTCATTTCTGCATATCTATTTCTAAAAGCTAAATAACTTGAAAAACCTAAAAGTTCTGGACTTAGAAATTGACATTGTGTAAATAAATCTAATGGAGATTTTGTTATTGGGGATCCTGTTAATATACGCCTTATATGGGATAACTGTCTTAGTCCTAAAATGTTTTTTGTTCGTTTTGCTGATCGGTTTTTTATTGTGGTTGATTCATCCAATACTACAAAATTTAATTTATTTTTAGATAAATAATCAACACATCCATCAAATCCTCTTTTTGTTGATAAAGCTTCTACGTTTATTAGAAAGATTCTAAGATCTTTATAATCGTTTAAATTTGTATAAACGCTTGGTTTATCGATATTCCATTTATAAATTTTGTATTTTAATTGATCTGGTAAGTGAGTTTCTATCTCAGTTTCCCATACTGTATATACTGATTTAGGTGCAATAATAAGAGCAGCAGTAATTTTTCTTTGAAAAAATAAAAAAGCCATATTATCTATAGTAACCTTTGTTTTTCCAGTACCCATCTCCATAAAGTAAGCCCACTGCGTTTTTTCAGCAGATTCATTTAATGCGTTACGTTGATGTTCGTAAGGCTTAGTTTTATACGGGTATTTCCACATCCTGTGTTTAAATATATTTTCTTGTTGCAAATTTCAAGAGGATAATTTATTGAGGCTTAGGAGGATTATATGGATATAGAAAAAATGTCATCAATTGACATTGATAAAGATAATATAAAATCAATATCTAATAAGTGTAATCAACTCAATGAACTCCAACAACAGTTAAAGGAAAAAGAAGAATCACTTTCTTTACTCAAACATAAAATTAGAGACTTAGAAGAACGTATCATTCCTGAAATGATGCAAGAGGCTGGTGTTTCTAAAATTAAATTAGAAGATGGTACTGAGGTTGAAGTAAAACCTTTTTACGCTGCTAAAATACCTGAGTCTAGAATTGATGAAGCTTTTAATTGGCTAAGAGATAAGGGACATGAAGATTTAATTAAAAATACTGTCACAACATCTTTTAGTAGAGGTCAAGATAATCAAGTTGCAGAACTTATAAGTGTCTGTGAAAAGTTTAATTTCAACTATAACAAAAAACAAAAGGTTGAACCTATGACTTTAAAAGCATTTGTAAGAGAGCAGGTTGAGACAGGTAAGGAATTACCTTTTGATCTTTTTGGAGTTTACATTGCAAATAAAACAAAAATAACAAATAATAAATAAGGAGTAAAATGTCGATAAAGAACACGATAAAAGTAAAGGAGAACAATGCTTTACAAACAGTGAACATCGAACAGTTCGCAGACGAAGGCTTTGACAATGTTGACTCGAAAAGTCTTGCATTGCCTTTTTTAAAAGTCTTAGGACAGCTATCACCGCAAGTTACACAAGGTGATAGTAACTTCATTCCAGATGCTAAACCTGGTATGATTTACAATACAGTAACAGATGAATTATATGATGGCCATAAGGGCATTACTGTAATTCCATGTTATTATAAATTAGAGTACATTGAGTGGAAGGACAGAGATAAGGGAGCTGTAGCACCTATCAATGTTTATCCTAGTGACTCTGATATTATGTCCAAAACCACAAGAGGTGATGATGGTAAAGATAGATTACAAAATGGTAACTATATCGAAGAGACAGCATCTCACTATGTAATGGTTGTGGAACCAGAAAAAACATCTACAGCTTTAATCACCATGAAGTCTACTCAAAGAAAAAAATCTAAAAAGTGGAATTCTATGATGATGTCTTTAAGACAGCAAAGAAAAAATGGTAAAGGTTTTTTTAAACCTGCTCCGTTTACACAACAATATCTTTTAGCAACTGTATTAGAAAAAAATAATATGGGCTCTTGGTTTGGTTGGGAGATATCGCATGTTGGTGCTGTTCAGAATGATGAGGTCTTAAAAGCAGCCTTTGATTTCTATGAGAGTTGTAAAAAAGGTTCTGTGAGAGTGAATCATAACACAGAGGAACAAGTCGAAAAAACACCATTTTAATTATGGATGTTTCCGAGAAAACTTTGGAAGAGTTCATTGAACTCTTCCAAGGCTCAAGCACGTATTTTGGAGTTTCAAAACCGACAGGTAAAAAAAATTCAAAAGGTAAAGCTGAATTTAAACATTGGCTTGAACCTACTCCAATAACAAAACAAAATTGGATTGATCATTTAAAAGGTGATTCTTATTATGGAAGCGTTCCTATAAGAGATGACAACACTTGTAGTTGGGGCGTAATTGATGTCGACAGGTACAACATCAAACACCAAGAGTTAATATCAATAATTAGAAAAAGAAAATACCCATTAGTTCCTTACAGATCTAAATCTAATGGTCTTCATCTTATACTGCATATAGATGGTTTAGTTCTAGCATCTGAAATGAGAAAAAAATTAATTGAAATCGCATCTGATCTCGGCATCAACGATACAACCACTGATATTTTTCCAGCACAAGATGAGGTAGATCTTACACCTGAACTTTGGGATGATAAAAGAAAAGGTAATTTTGTAAACTTACCTTATCAAAAAGCATATATGACAACAAGAGTGGCTATGGATGATGAAGGTAATGCTATAAAATTAGAAAATTTATTCGAGTTCGTTAAAAAATTTAAATTAAATCCTACACAATTTAAAAAATTAAAAATTTTTAAAGATGATGAAACAAAAGATTATCCACCTTGTGTAATAAATTTTATGAAAAATAAAATAAAAAAAGGTGAAGGTAGAAATGACGCCATGTTTAATGTTGCTGTTTTAGCAAAAAAGATAAACCCAGATCCTGTAATGTATGAAGAGTGGACAAGAGATATGATGGTTAAAGTTTGCGATGAAAAACTTCATCCAAAAGAATTGCAAAATATATTTAAAGGTGTAGAGAACAAAGAATATGCGTACAAATGCAAAACAAGTATTGCTCGAATGCATTGCGTCTCAAGTGAATGCGTTAAGCGTAAACTTGGGATTGGTGCTAACGAAGTACTCCCAGAAGTTGGAAAACTATTAAAAGTTAATTCATATCCAGAACCTTATTGGATTTTACCAATACAAGGAAAGTCGATAAGATTATCAACTAAACAATTGTATCAACAGCAACTATTAGGAGAACAGCTTTTAAATTACGATATTGTGTGGAGACCTTTAAAACCAACTAAGAGAGATCCAGATCCTTATCGAGATTGGCTTGAAGAGCTCATGGAGAACAAGCAAGATATGGAGGGCTACGATGCTGTTGAAGAAAGGGACGATGTATTCAATTCTAGAATGTCTAGATTTTTAGAAGATGTAGAGGACACAACAGACTTTGATCAAATAGATTCAGGTAACATCTGGAGAGATGATAAGGAAATGAGGTTTAAATTAGAAACATTTAGATCTTTTATAAAAAAGATGGGTTACAATTGGAATGAAAAAGAATGCACAAGGTTCCTGGAACAAGGAGGTGCACAACCAAAGAAAAAATTTCAAGGTATTGATAGTCGACATTGGATTGTTAAACTACCTAAACAAACAGAACACAGGAATAAGGATGTCAAATTCAACAAGCCAAAAGCTCCGTGGGAAAACAATTAAAATATTTGGACCACCAGGTACAGGTAAAACAGAAAATCTGTTAAAAAGAGTGCAAAGATATTTAAAAAAAGGATATTCACCAGATGAAATTTGTTACATATCATTTACCAACAAAGCCGTTGATGAGTGTATCGACAGAGTTAGAAAAAAATTCAAAGAATATAACGAAGATGATTTCAAATATTTTCGAACATTACATTCTTTGGCAAGACAACAGTTTGCTGAGATTCCCGTTTTAGATCCAAAAGCAGATATGCTTATATTTCATACTCAATATGGAACTATAAAAGTTAATTATAAAGATAGTTGGGATGATCAAAAAGTTTTTAACAATTGGTCTTTACAAATATATGATAGAGCCAGAAATATGAAGGTAGACCCTGTATCTTTATATAAACAGCAGCCTAGAAAAGCTGTGCGACTTCAACAGTTCAAATCAATTATTGCAGGTTACGAACAGTTTAAAACTATGGAAATGGAAAACGGACAACGGACACCTGATAGATTAGACTTCACTGACATGGTTGAGAGATACATAAAACATGGCTTAGTAATACCCTTTAAAGTATTAATGGTAGACGAAGCTCAAGATCTTACACCTTTACAATGGGACATGGTTGTAAAGATAGCAAAACAAGTTGATAGAGTTTACATTGCAGGTGATGATGATCAAGCTATCTATGAATGGAATGGTGCAGATGTTACCCTTTTTCAAAGTTTTCCTGGAAGAGCTTTAGTATTAAAAAAGTCTGTTAGATTAAATAAAAACATACATTTCTTTTCCAAATGTTTACTAAATAGTATGGGTGATAATAGAGTTCAGAAAGATTTTTATTCTAATCAAAAAGATGGGGCCATTTATAAATGGAATACTTTAAAAAAGGTGCCTTGGGATTTAGAGGGTAATTGGATGGTTTTAGCTAGAATAAACGATGTAAAAAAAGAATTACAAATAGAAGCAAAGAATTTAGGTTTATATTACCAAGATGTTAAAAATAATAAGTCTTTTGATCCGAATCATTTTCTAGCTATAGAATATTGGGCAAAAATTTGTGATGGTGGGGTGCTTACTAGATCTGAAGCTTGTATCATGTATGAGTATTTATTAAACATAGATCATGGATACCGGTCACAGGACAGCAAAAAATGGTCTTTTGCTCACCCTAATCAGGTATTTAATTTTGATGAATTACATCTCAGATGTGGTATGAGAGAAGATAAAGGATCTTGGGAACAGGTGTTTAAAAGAAAATTCAAAGATAAAGAAAAACAATACTTTCAAAAGTTAATGAAAGAGGGTGTAGACTTATCAAAGCCACCTAAAATTATTATAGACACTATACACCAGGTAAAAGGTGGTGAAGCAGATAACGTAATATTAGCTTCTAAATGTAACTTTCCATCACACTTTGATAAAAAGAATATACAAGAAAAAGTAAAAGAGCTGCGGGTGTGGTACACAGGAGCCACAAGATCTAAAAATACATTACATTTATTGGGAACTTACCATCAATATAATTTTCCATTAGGTAAATATTATAAACTATACGAGGCAAACTATGACAAACAAAGATATATTTGATGATGTGTTTCCGCAAAATAGACAGATTGGCGGTGATCATTATAAAGACATGGCAATTCAACCATTTGAATTTATTTCAAAAAATGAGCTGACCTTCTTCCAGGGCAACGTGGTGAAATATGTTTGTAGGTATAAACGTAAAAATGGAATACAAGATTTAAAAAAAATAATTCATTATTGTGAATTAGAAATAAAAAAATTGGAGGACTTAAATGAAAAACAATAGAATAGCTTATAAAATCTTCATGACTCTCTCTCCCGAGGAGAGAAAAAAATTAAGCACTGAGCATCAAATAGAGGAGATTGATAACATGGATAATATGTCTTGGTTAAATAGATTTGGTAAATTTTATGGATCTTTTTGGAATTGGTTGTGGATGAAAAAATTTAAAAAAAAATACAAAAAATGACATTATCCCTTGGGCTGTTAATGTTATTATTAGGCATGTTTGGTATAATTTTTGCTACCATAGTAACCTATTTTATAGTTAAATATTTAAAATGACACATCAATTAAACTTTATTTATAATGACTCTGATTGGGTTTGCCCTTCAGAGTATCCAGATTTAAGTAAGGCTAAAGAGATAGCAATTGATTTAGAAACTAAAGATCCAAACATTAAAACAAAAGGAGCAGGGTGGGCAACATTCGATGGCCACATTGTGGGTTTTGCTGTAGCAGCTTTTGATCAGCAATGGTATTTTCCAATACACCATGATGCGGGCGGTAATATGGATGAGGGAATTACTGTTGCCTGGATGCAAGAAGTTTTAAATACACCAGCAGTCAAGATTTTTCATAATGCAAGTTATGATGTTGGTTGGTTAAAAGTAAATGGTTTTAATATAAATGGTCCAATAGTTGATACCATGATAGCAGCAGCTCTGGTTAATGAAAATAGATTTAGCTTTTCTTTAAACGCTTGTGCTAAAGATTACTTAGGTGAAATTAAAAATGAAACATTTTTAAATGAAAAAGCAAAAGAGTGGGGTATAGACGCAAAAGCAGATCTTTGGAGATTACCAGCAGGCTATGTAGGGTTTTATGCTGAACAAGATGCAGGACTAACATTAAAGCTGTGGCAGCATTTTAAAACAGAAATCACTAAACAAAATTTGCAAGACGTTTGGGAAATGGAAATGGAGTTGCTGCCTATATTAATTGAAACAAGGATGAGAGGCATTAGAATTGATGAAGAAAAGGCTGCATCTTTAAAAAAAGATTTTAAACAAAAAGAATCGAAAGTTTTACAAAAGATTAAAAAAGAAACTACTATTGATGTAGACATATGGGCTGCAAGATCTGTAGCTCAAGTATTTGACAGGATCGGAGTTGATTACCCAAGGACACCGAAAACTGAAGAACCAAGTTTTACCCAAAACTGGCTAGTAAATTGTGATAACCCGATAGCCCAACTAATAAGAGAAGCAAGAGAAATAAATAAATTCCATTCAACATTCATAGACTCCATTCAAAGATTTGTGCACAAAGGTAGAATACATTCTGAAATAAATCAACTAAGATCTGATCAAGGTGGTACAGTTTCTGGTAGATTAAGTTATTCCAACCCTAATCTTCAACAAATACCTGCACGTAATAAAGAATATGGTGATAA